AGAAGTAAATCCCACTCATAATAACCCTTTCAGTTTCTCCAGTAACTCCAGCTCTGTGCCAAAGTTTGTTTCAAATGCTATGCGCCCAGCATGGATAGCAACACCATGACCACCGTTGCGATGATGATTAGGACATAGCGGTATAACGTCTTTGCTTTTCATGCCCATACCAGCACCAGTTCTTAAGTGATGTATCTCGGCAGGTGATTGACAAACAATACAACCCAGCTCCACCACCTTGTTAAAGTAAGCACGTTCAGCCTTGGTCATCAAATACAAACCCATTATCTGCTGCGTATCGTATGCAGTTGTCCAGATACTCACTCATTGCTTTGGTGTCCTGCTTGGTGGTTGATAGTAACTGTTTCGCTTCCTCACCATCGTAGTTCACCACCTTGAATAGAAACTTGTAGCGCAGCATATCGTGTGCAAAGTCTTTATCGTAGCCGAAGTGCTTGCCAAACTCGGTGACAAACTTCCAATATAAGTCATTCTGCGAGTGTGATCGTGTTGACTTTCTTGGCTTGGCAGTCACAACATAACCAAGCGATAGGTCTAGCTGCTGGAGTTTAGCAACAAGGTTAGGCAGATTGCCTGGCGATAACGAGAAGTTATTAATCATTGTGGTTTTTCCTCGTCGTCAAATGTCATATTATTGGGATGTGTAATGTCATCATGCACAATCAATCCATCCTCATCAGCCTCAATAAAGCGTTGGCATATTACGCACCAGTAGCCATTGTCATTTATCATTTGCTTGCGCCTTTGCTTCATCTGCTGTGGCAAAGAACCCTTTACTTTCGTTTAAACGGTATAAACCGTATTTGACTTTACCATCGTTGATGTATTTAGCAATAAGATAATCACCACACTTAATGCAGTAATCAGAAACTTTAGTCCAGATCATCGTCTGCCGATCTCTTTCAATACTAAATCAGCTAGGTTCATAATCTCAATGCTGTTTGATACAGATGGCCCATCATCTTTAACCACGTTTGTAATGCCATGCGTTACAAGTTCATATAATCTCTTTTCCAACCTAACACCCCACTTCCTCATGCTTAAACTGTTATCAAGCCTACGATCTAAGTCATTGGGTAAGTATTCAGCATCACCGCTATTATGCAAAGATATTAACCAGCCTTTAATATCAAATGGTTGTCCATGAAATGATTTGCGTATGGTTAGTATTAGATTAACTAATTGCTCATGCTGGCGATAACGATGCGTTATGGTTGCCCAGTTACCAGAATCAGCCCTAAAGTGTGCAGCACACATCCAATCATTGACTGGCCCACTGGTTGAGTTATTTAACGAGCCTGGCATGATGCAGCCGTAACACATACACATTCCATCGACTGATTTAGGACTGCTATCAACGTCTTGTTCTTTTTTTGCCCATTTCATTTTTTAGTTCCTTTGAGTTGCTTAATCTTATAGCTTTTAATAAAGGCGTGTTCCCATTCACCTTGGGTGCGCTGCATATTAGGTTGCGTTACCCAGTATGTCCTAAACTCTAGGAACTCATCAACTGGATAATCATCACCCAGCTTCATGCCAGCAATCTTAGCTAATGTTTCAAAGCTATCAGAAGGTGTCCAATCACCATACATTGAAAACTTTTGACTTGAATATGTAAAATTGGTGGGTGGTGGTGGTTCTGGTATTTCATACTCAATAACTTTGCTAACCTCTCCTACTTCTGTTCTTATCTCTTCTGTTCTGTTCTCTTCTCTTCTTATACCTCGGACTTTATCGGTAGTGTCTAGGGACATTCTAGGGAGAGTATCGGGAGAGTTCTTATTACTTCTGATTAACTGTTGCGTGTATTCATCTGTTCTAGTTGCCATTTTTAAGCAGGTAATAACACCAGTTGAGTTTTCAAAAAGCCCTAATTCAACCATGTAAGTCATAATATGCTGGACTAAATCACTTGATAACTTAAAATCATCTGCAATCAATTCAGCATCATGTTCTAATTCAAAAGTTAAGTTATGCTTTTCTACGTTACGAGCAATCAACTCTAAGCAATACCAGTAAATTCCATAACCTTGTGCGCCATACTTTAATCTTAATTTTTTTAACTTTGAATCATTGCTTGCATCTGAATCATGTTTAAACCATTTCATTACTTACTCCCATGAAAAAGGCTTCACCTGCTAACTCCACTTTTTAGGTGGTTGGAAGAACGGTCTTAGTAACCGCCAGTTAGCATGTGAAGCCCTACTAAAGTTAATCACTTCCAAGTGATAACAACAATCTTAATTTAAATACTTTTAATTGTAAAGTAATCATTTATTGCTTGTTTAGCTTCATCGAACCCATAACAAACCACAGCTTTATAACCCATAGCAGTTGCCACAGTCATAAACTCTTTCTGGCTGCTAGACACCTTACCGCCCTTAACCTTCATCTCAATGAATAAGCCATGATACTCGGCTGCAGGGATCATTAAGAATAAGTCAGGCACTCCAGCCATGCCACCCTCTGCCTTTAACTTAACTGCTGTGCCTATATGTCGGACACCACCATTAGGGATCGCCCACAAGCATTTAGCAAACTTTGGGTATTGGTAGCGAAACCATTGGATTGTTGCAACCTGCTCTGCGTGTTCTGTCATACAAAATCCATTGATTGTTGAGCCGTTCGTTTATCTTGAATTTTTATATACTCTGGATTTAGTTCTGCACCTAACCATTTTCTACCAAGTTTTTGCGCCACCTTACCAACTGTTCCACTTCCCATGAATGGGTCAAAAACAATATCGCCAGTTTTAGAGCCAGCTAATATGCAATATGTTGGCAGCTCCTCTGGGAATGTAGCAAAGTGTCCACCGCTTTCTTGACTGTTGGAGTTTGCAGGAATAAACCATACATCTCTTTTATTGCGTGTTTCAGTATATGCTCTAAATCCAGATTCTGATTGCGTTCCATCCATATTATGCCGTCTGCCACTATTTGCAGCTTCAACACCTTTACTGCCTCTAGGTGAACTTCCATCATTACTTACTGATTTTTCTTTAATTGCTTCATTATCAAAATAATATTTTTCATTTTTACTTAACAAAAATATATATTCATGGGATTTAGTGCATCTGTCTTTTACACTTTCAGGCATTACATTTGGCTTTGCCCAGATAATATCTTGTCTTAAATACCAACCATCAGCTCGTAATGCAAATGCAAGCATCCACGGTATGCCGATTAAATCTTTATTCTTTAATCCTTGCGATTTAAGCATTTTTGTATCACGCACTCTGCTTAATCCTAAATCCATAACGTGAGCATCTTCTCTTGTTGTGCCTTTAGCTAAAGTTTGTCCAACACTTTTGCAGTCTTTATGACTTGAATAACTATCGCCAATGTTTAACCATAGCGTTCCATCATCATCAAGTAAATCCCATAAGCATCTAAAGACTTCAACCATTGCATCAATATATGCTTGCGGTGTTTGCTCTAATCCTATTTGTCCATCCATTCCATAGTTACGCAATCCATAGTATGGCGGACTGGTTACGCAGGTTTGAACTTTTACACCATCAGCTATTAACTGGCGCATTACATCACGACAATCACCTACAATCGATTGGTTTATTATCATATTCATTCTGCACTCGCCTTAAAGAATACATATAGCGATTCAACCAAAGCATAGCTGCTATCACCGCCACTAGCTATCTTGTCTAGGCGATAACGATTAATGCCAATCTCTGCTGCCACCGCCTTGATGTTTATCTTAGGGTCTTTCAGCTTGCGTCTTACATACTCTAATTGTGTTTCCATATTGCTCTCCTAAAACCGCATTATAATTTAAATTAAAAATAAATGTAATATATTTATAAAATAGGTTGCATTTTATTTTTAATGGGATTATAGTTATTCCACGTACCAAGCAGGTGCGCTTTACTGGAGATACAAATGAAATACGTTAGAGCAAAATTTGATGATGATTTTTCTGAAACCATACCCAGCAACATTCCCGATCTAGTTGAGCAGTTCTTAATCAACTCACCAAACTTATCAGACTACGTTGAGGAACTAGACATCATCACCGACCAGGTGCTGGTAATTCTTTACGATGCTAATGACGATAAGCTGGGTCGTATTCGTGACCTTTACAATAAACGCATAAGCGAAATAGCATACTTTGTTGATGCAAACTACGACACCAACAAACACGCAGCTTGGCTTTTAGAACTAGCGATGGAGTAAATCATGATTGACTATAAAAACCACAAACCTAAAACAAACTGGACACCAATAATAGAAAATGTTTGCTTTGTCCTTAGCATGGCTATGCTGGCTTTTCTTTACTTATTGATAGGAGCTTAATCATGGCTAATGATGCTTACATTGATGATGATAGTTATCAACAACAGCAAGACCAAGAGTATGAGTTATGGGTTTATGAACAGGAAAGAAAAGAACACATTGCCGATCTACAAAAACAGTTTACAGAGTTTTTATATAACAACTACACGATAGGCAACGGTGAACAGCTTATCCACATACTTGAGCAAGGTGATGCACTAGAGGCTTTTTTAGAGCTTAAAGGCTTACCAGAAGACACTGAAATTGAAATCTAAGGAGAATAAAAATGTCAGTTTACAAAAAATTAAATAATGCACGACTAGAGTTACAAAATACTAAACTAAGTAAGTCAGGTCACAACAAGTTTGCTGGCTATAAATACTTTGAGCTTGGTGACTTCTTGCCAACCATCAACAATATATTCAGCAATGCTGGTTTATGTGGTGTGGTTAGCTTTACAGCAGACCTAGCAACATTGACCATCACAGACATTGATGACAACTCACAGATAGTTATCACCAGCCCTATGGGTAGCGCAGCGTTAAAGGGCTGCCATGAGGTGCAAAACGTAGGGGCGGTAGAAACCTATCAACGCAGGTACTTGTGGGTCACAGCAATGGAAATTGTAGAGCATGACGCACTTGATGCCACTACTGGAGCAGAAAAGCCAGCAATCCCAGAACTCAAGTCACCAGAATACAGTAAAGAGGAAATGGATATTCTGCACAGCTTGGCTGAAGGCTTTACTGCGTTTGTGGCTGATAACAATCATGATGAAGCCAAAGTAACATGGGATGCGTTAGACAATGAGCAGAAGTCTGTAATGTGGGGTTTGTTAGATAGCAAGACTAGGTCATCTTATAAAAAATACTCTAGTACAAATAAATAGGAGCTAATCATGTCACAAAAAGCAAAAATACTTGAATGTCTAAGCAGGGGATGGAAGTCCCCACTTGATGCACTTAACGAAGCTGGCACGATGAAGCTGGCCACTAGGGTTGGTGAACTGCGCCACCAGGGTTACAAGATTAATGACATCTGGCATGAGTCTGGCAAATACAAACTTTATAAATTAGAGCAGTTAGTATGATGAACTTCATTAGCGATTTCATTGATGAATATGGTCATGCCTTGATGTTTAAAAGCGTTTATGGGTTAAAGGTTGAGCCAGACCCTAATCGTGAGAAACGAGTTCAAGCTGTGATTGCATTGATGGGTGATAAGTATTTGCTGGCAAAGCCAGTACAGAGGAAACAAAATGACAGAGTTAAATAATAAAATAGGCACGTTATTATGTGAGCTGCGTGAAACCCAGAACACAGTAAAAGAAGTCAGAGCTGATTTAGTACGAGCAGCCTTTGAAGCTGGGCTAGATCAAAACACAGCATTAAAGATAAACGTAGCAGATTGGCTTGATGGGTATTTGGTGGCACAAGGTATCGTGCCTGATTATCGTAAGATTGAAGCAGCAGAATTTAACAATTACTAGGAGTTATAAAATGGCACAATATGAGCAACGTGATAACAGTGGCGCACTATTTAGGAATGAAAAAAAGACTGAAAGCAAGCACCCAGACTATCAAGGTGACTGCTTGGTCAATGGAGTTAAGATGCGTATGTCAGCATGGCTTAAAGAATCTAACGGCAAAAAGTTTATGAGCCTAGCGTTCAGTGAGCCGTTTGTCCCACAAGGTCAGCCAGTTAAAAAAGCTGATCCTATGGATGATTTGGAATCGGATTTTCCGTTTTAATCATGGCTACTAAAAACCCAATTACTGGTGACTTAATCAAAAGCAAATACAGCGACAGCTATGCTGATAAGTTTGATGCTATCTTTCGTAAGCCTAAAGACAAGCCAAAAGTTAATTGGGTTGATGCTTTTTCTGATAAAGATTTAGAGGAGTTAAAAGATGATGAAACGTAATCTAATAGCATTAACCCTACTGTTTTGCACTACCGCTAATGCTGAAGCTATAATGTGGTGTTTAAACGAGAATGGCAATAAGATAGTTTTAACCGATGAATTATGCGCCAACAAAAAATCAATGATTGCCTATGTTTTAAGCAATAACTCGGAAACAATGATGGGCTGCTGGACTAATGATTCATTAGCAGTTCATGTTCTATGGTCTGGTCAACACTTTAGGTCTTATGACTATAATGGCTGGACAATAGTTAAAAAAGACTCAACGATGTGAGGTGTATTATGACTTGCTACAAACAGTGCAACCAGGGTCGTGACTGTGACTGCGATAGAAGTGGTGATCGAGCAGCAGTGGTCATTAGTGGATTAATACTTATAGCTGTTCTGGCTATGGGCTTTGGTATATACAAGCTGGTTAAACCCAGCACAGGCTCACCATGCAGCGTTGAGGTTAAGTTTAAAGACAGCACTGCCACCTACATAGGTCGCAGCGTATGAATGAAGTATGGCAACTTACAGAACACATCCGCTTTCTGACAGAAGGCATGAAATCAGACCATGATATTATTATTGATTTAAAAACTGAATTAAAACTAGCGAGAGAACTTATGACTGAAGCACAACTAAAAGAACTAAGAGAATTATTATTAAAAGCCCAACGCAAGACCTCATAGACGATTGCCGCATGGTCGGCATTGTCTTTCCAGAGATACTAGAGCCTGTGGATCATGAACTGCTTAATGCTTTTAAGCTGCTTATTTATTTGCAGAACTCTCGTACCAATCAATCAAAGCATTTAACTGGTCACGTATCTGCTTTGCTTGCTCAAAATTCTCTATGACGTTGGTGAGGACTTCTGTGTCTGTAGCGGTATTGGTGCTGGTGGTCGTTTGAGTAGTTCCTGCGGTGGCTGTGGGCAAACCTGTAAGGGCTGCGTTCCACAACTGCAAAGCATCATTGTCAGCAAAACAAATCCTGTTATCCGTAACATTTTTAACTTTACCTTTCAAAGCTCGATAAACAACAACCTGCTCGATCTGCTTGTTTTGAAACTTAAGCACAGCCTCTCTAGCATAATCGTCATAGGCTTGTTGCAGTTCTATGGTTGCTTGTAATGACTTCTTTAGTGCTGCATCGTGTCGCCAACCATTGACAGTCCACCCTGCTATAAAAGCAACCAGCACACCGCCAGCAATCAACGCATACTTTAAATTAAACGGTATCACTTGGACACGCCAGTGGTAGTTAAGAACCGTAAGACCACATTAACCCCTGCAGCAAGCCCGATTAATGCTAGGAATACCCTTGGGTCAAAGTAACCTTGAACTAGCGTTAGAGATGCCTCTACTGCTGCGCCAACGGCAACTGCTACGTTAAACCAAAGTGTCTTTGACTTATACCACTTTTTCATGCAATGCCTTTGGTGTATTTTGTTTTGCCTTTGCCAAAGTGTGCAGTAAGCACTTCTCTACGGTTACGAGGATCAACACTTAAATGAATCCATGTGCCTTCATAGATAATCTGGTCAAATTTAATCGGTGACTCAGCTATCTTGTTTGCTACTTCTTTAGGCGTACCAAACTTAGGACACGTGAAATCAACGGCATAACCCAGTACGTGCGCAGATAGATCACCGCTTCCAATAGCACGATTAAGAGCAAGGCAACGATAACCACTAGATATGCGGATGCTATTATTGCCCAGTAAACTACGAACCTGCTCCAGCGTTGCAGCCAGCATACGCAGTTTTTCAGTAACGACTGCTGGTGGCGTGTTGTCGATGCCTTTGCGTGTTGCTGTCTCTGATGCGGTAAACTCATTTAGATTAAAATGCTCTGAAAGCATCATCTACGTTTTTCCATAAGGTCAAATAATTTGCCAATCATGTCTTTTAACTCTTTAACGTCCTGCCGATAATCGTCTTTAGATACGTAATCTTTAGGCAATTCCTCACGCAGTTTAGCTAAGTCAGCTTTAAGTTCTTGTGATGCAGTCCATAACATACGCAAAACCCAGCCAAAGACTGAGCCTATTGTCATAATGACAATGTTTAATAAGCCCTGATCCATGACATTAGATACCTTGACCTGGCACGATATAAACAGTAGCAGCTACTGATGCCAAGCCACTAAAGAATGTTCCTGTAGCAAAGCGTAGTATCTCGATTGCGCCTGGCAATAATACGATGGCTGCCGATGGAGTTCCTGCTATTGGTGCTACGGCATTGGCTGTGGCCTCTGCTGCAGTTGAGCCAGCACCTAAAAAAACAGTAACGGTGCCAGAATTAACTACACGATATTGACCAGTGCTTTGGCCATCAAATTTTGCTAACACAGGTGCTTGTAAACCTGCTGGTGCTACGGCTGCTGCCGCAACAACAAGCGTGTTGCCAAGTGGTGCAAATGCTATTTGTGAATTACTTGCCATAATACTTCTCCTAAAATTAAACCTACTACGCCACCTAAAACAGTTGCCACCCAATCTAAAACATCAGCAGTGTGGTTTGGATGTTTGTAATCATACACTTCTTTAAGAAGTGCTATCAATGCTACAGCTACAATAGACCATGATCCAATAACAACATTAAACCCTATGCCAAGAATTAAACCACACCAAAAATGTGCTTGTAGATCAGCACGTACTGGAATTTTAGGACTTGATAGTTTAGATAATAGTGAGAATAGTTTTTTCATATATTTAACCTCTAATAGTTAATTAGTAAGCGTTTATTTTTACGTCTGGTGTACATATACTGACCGAGTTGTACAAAAAAGTCCCAGCCATCATTGTTGCCAGCATCTACGTTAAATTGTGAAATAGGTGCAAACCATGTTGCACCACCAATAGCATTAATGTCTTGTATTGTTAAGTATGATGCGTTCACCGTACCAGATGCTTGTGTCAATGTAGCTTGTGTGCCAGGCGTAGTTGATTGTAAAAACTTCTGATTTGAACCTGATGTAGCAAATGCGCCTGTGGTCGATGTTGCGCTGGCTTTTAATTGCACCGTTCCAGCAGTAATTGTAAAGGCTCTTGTTGAACCTTGAGTTAAAGCATCTTGAAAAGCAAATGTGCCACCAAGGCCAAAAAATGTAATTGGGAAATCTAAAGTTTTTGCAGCAGTAGTAATGTTATTTGTCCCACTAGTGGCAGCAAAAGTAGTTACGTTTGCTCCAGCAGTTAAAGTCATACCTGCACTAAAAGTTGCACCACCATATATTGTTCTTGTTGAGTTAGGTATTGTTCCGCTAAAGCCAGTAAAGTTTACAGTTTTATACACAGCAGATGTATCTGTAAGTGTATAAGTACCAGTTGTATAATTAAAGTTTAATGCTTGCGCTTCAGTCATTGACCCTGTAGATACAGTAGTTGCAGTAGCAGAGTTATTAGATATATTTACTGTAGGAGTACCTGTGTAACTAAAACCAGTAGTTGACGCAGTATTCCAAACAGTACCTGATCCTCTAGTCGTTATATTTCCTGTACCAAACGCAATAACTCTAGTATTGGTATTAGTCGAGTTAAACAATCCTGTGCTTAATACATTATTATTAATGTCTAAAATGCCTGATGTTAATGTACTTGTAGCTGTTAAACCTGTTGTCAAATTATCCGCAAGTTTTATAGTCCCATTATTAACGCTTGAAAAATTAAACGATTGTGTAAATGCAACGGCAGCAGAAGTAATAGTTTGGGTTATGCCATACCCAACAAAAGTTATTGTACCCGTACCTGTAGTTGTTATAGCTGAACTTAAAGTAAAGTCACCATAATATGGTGTTGATATTGTACCTGTTGCAAGTGTCATTGCATTTGATCGCGTTGACGCATTTAATGTACCGGTAGCAAAAGCGGTATCAATTGTGATTGTGGCAGATGTATTTAACCCTGTATTTTCAATAATTACGGTATCTTGTGCTAAAGGAAAGTTATTTACGTTTACCGCACCGCCTGAAGTTAAAGCCCAAGCTATAGAAGTCCAGTTTCCACCTGCTGCAAGATTCCAATACTTATTTGCGCCAGCAACAAAAGTAATGCCTGAATTATTAGTGTTATTTCCTAATCTTGTACCTGATAAAGTACCTACAGATCCTGTAATTGCAATGTCTCTAAAATCAACATCAGCTAATGTTGCTACAGATCCATTTAAAGTTAGAGTTCTTTGTGTACCTAGCACATCACTTCTTACGTTACATCTACGTGTTGGTGCATTAGCAGTTCCTAAAGTTAATACACCATTTACAGTTTGGTTTGCGCTTAAAGCTAAATTCCTGTACCCATTTCCTGCTGGACTACCAATACTTAAATTATTAAATGTATTAACACCTGTAATAATTCCCGTTGTACCAGTTCCAGCAGCAAAAGATAAATTATAAAATGTTATACCACCACCAGCAACAGTGTTAGTACCACCAGACGTACAAGAAATAGTAGATGTACCAGCGTTAAATGTAAGACCACCAGTAGAACTATTAGTAAAGGTAGTAGATACAGTTACTATTGATGAGCCTAAAGTTACAGCTTTTGTATTTGAGTTTGAATTTATCCCAAAAGTTGTGCATGTAACATTGTAGTTATTAGTTACTAATGACCCATTGAGTATAGATATAGTATTTGTTGTTGATAATGCACTACCTAATGTCCACTCCCCTCCACCACCATTAAAAAGCAAGCCTATATTGCTTAAACTAACACCATTAGATGTAAGCGTTTTACCCGTTGTCGTTGCCACAAAAGATATGGATGCGCCTGTTGTTGCTGAACAAGTAAAATTACTTGCCGGTAATGTCATTGAACCATAGCAATGTAATGCTGCTGTAGCGCCCATAGTAAGTGTCATTACAGCATCTAAAGCACCCCCAGCACCGCCTGTACTAAAGTCTTGGCATACAGCAGGTGCAGCAGATGTACCTGTTACGGTAACAGCAAAAGGAGCTAAAAGTGTATTAGAGTTAGCGTCAAAGATTACATCATCTACAGCCGTAGGTGCACTTGCACCACTAGCACCGCCTGAAGTTGCTGCCCAGTTTGTTGTTGATGTGGCATTCCAGTTGCCCGAACCACCTACCCAATATCTAGTTGCCATTTATTAATCCTCTACAGTTGGGGCAGTAACAATTGCATACCAATCATCAAATCTTGCTTGTTTCATTGCATCAATTTGCTCATCTGACAAACCATGATTTTCTTCTAGGACAATAGCATCCTTAAAGGTATGTCCATTTTTAATAAATTCAAATTCTATTGATTGAAAAGCCATGTTGCGTCCTTAAGCTAAAAAGCGTAATTTTTTATATTACAGCGTATGTTATTTCGCCAGATAAAACAGAGCCAACAGCTAACGTAGTTGCGTTCATGTTTTGATTAGCCTTTGTAGAGCCTTGTTCTCTAAAATAAAAATAGTTAAAGTTTGATTGAGGCATAAGAGCTAAAGAAGCCGTATAGTCTGCTGTATGCGTAACCAAAGATTCATAAACTAGAGAACTTGCAAAAGGAATCGTAGCATCAGTTACTGAAGGATATTTAATAGTTGCGCCTAGCCCAGGCAAAGCTAAATTTATGCCATCTGATCCAGCTAACCCAATTAACCCGGTAGCTCCATTTAAGTTAGATACAGTTACACTAAATTTAATCTTAACTTCTTTTTGGTTTACTCTTTCAAACGAAGCTAAAGCTGAAGATAAAGTAATTTCAGTTGAGCCGCCATAAAGTCTAGGCGTGAACGTACCGTATATGCAAGTAGTACCACGTTTAGCTGCACACGCTACATCACCATAAACTTTTGGTTGCGCGGCTACAACAACATCTAAATATTTTCCTGATATAGCTGGGGGAGAAGGATTATTTCCTACGTACACAAACCCATTACTTACAGCATTAATTTTAATATCAAAAAAAGTTGATTGTAACGCCCATGTATTGCCATCAATAACTGCACCATTTATGCTATTTAATATAATACCCCAAGGGTTTGACGAAAATAAATTATCTCTAATAGTTACGTCTAAAGCATTATCGTTTGCATAAACACCTGCGCCTAAAAATCCTAGACTAGGGTTAAAACCATTAAACTCAATGTAATTTCTACTAATATTCATTGCATACGAATTACCTGTTATATGAACACCGTATCTAGGAGTAACTCCTTCGAAATAGCCTGAATATTCTATGCCGTTGTCTATAATTGACCAGCGTTGTATAGACCATGTAGCTGTACCTTCTAGCTTAATAGAATCTTTTTTAATGCGCCAAAATATATTTTGCGATACAGTTACTTGATTGCATGATCCTATAGCGTATATACCAAACCCTTTAATTAAAGTTGTATCGCTTCCAGAGCTAAAATCTGAAGGATTGCCAAAAACGCATTGTTGGATAGTGTTGTAATATCCACCGTAACCTGTATTAGCATCTATATAGAGCGCATCTCCTCCGCAAGAAAAGAACCACACGCGGCTAATTGTTGTTCGATGAAAACCATATTCTAAACGAATTAAATCGTTAGTTGCGCTGGCAGTATTACCAACTAGCTTAAATTGTTCTATCGTTGCATCTCGCAAGCCTTGATTTGCTGCACCTATGCCGTATCTATTTAACTCAGTAGCAAAAATAGGTGTAACCATTGCTGACCCATCAATAATGCAGTCATACATATCCGCACCATATAAATGCAAACCTCTACGTAAGTAAATTGTAGATGTTACTTTATATGTTCCTGAAGGAATATACACTGAATAAGAAGCGTCAATAGCATCTTGAATAGCTGCCGTATCATCAGTTGCCCCATCACCTACAGCACCAAAGTCTTTAACACTAACTGTTTCACGAAGTTTAGCTTGTACTGTAGTTTGTACTGCTCCTGTTCCTGCTGGGTCATATATTACTATGGAAGCATTAGGAGATGGACTTACTCCTGTTCCATCAGCAAAGCTATAAACTGTTGATCCTTTGCTATCTTGTACCAAAATAGAAAAACTAACTCCATCAACATAAACTTGTGCAGGAGTGCCAGCATTAGATATGTAGCCATTAATTGTTCGCATTGGTTGAACTGCTTGAATAGTCAGGGCAGCATCATAGTAAGCAACAACTGGATTAGTCTGCGGATTAAGATTAGCCACGCCTATCCATACATAACCATTATCTAATGGCTGTCCATCACGATCTTGAAAGACTGGGAATGGAACTTGAATTGAAAGTGCTGACATTTATTTATTCTCCTGTATTGTCGCTAATGGCAATGCGTTTAGAGCATCATTAATCTGCGCTTTGGTGCGACCTTCTTTTCTCATTTTAATAATTTGACGCACACCAGTTGCAATCGGTACAGGTAACCCTGTAAGCGCACCAGTAGCCCCAGCTTCAGCTATAGCAGCCATTAATGTACCAGCAGTGCCAGAACTGTTTACTAACGTGCCTGGTGGTACAGTAGATACATAACGAACTGTATCATTTAAGTCACGGACAATAGCTGCATTTTGTTTTCCAAGCATTAAATCAAGTCTGCCATTAGAATCTAATGCACGTATTGTTTGATGAAGTTTAGCAGGTGATACTAATGGATTATCATTTGAATCCATGCCCATGCCTTTTGTAGCTTCATCACGAATATGTCGTACAGTTGCACCTTGTAACTCTTTAAATGCTTGTTTTCCATCAGCACCACTTGTTAATAGCACACGCTTTAAGAAAGTAATTTCCTCTGGTGATGAGTTTAAAATAGATTTAGCAAACACTTGGTCTGCTGCTACTTGTGGATCATCCATCCCTTTACGATTTTTTACTAGCCTAGCAACAATTGCACGATTCTCATACTTTCTAGCTTGCTGTGTTCTTAATGCTCTAGCTTTCTTATATAAATCGCCAGCAAGTGGTTCTGTTTGCAAATCAATTAGTTTTTTAAGTATTGTTTCATCTCTAATACCAGCGGCATCATCAAACTTAGCTATGCCACTAATCTCACGCCTGAAGTCCTCCATCTTGCCAACGGTTGCTGGTATTGCACTAAGGTTACCGTTGGCATCCTCTGATGCTATTCCGCTTTTTATCATAATGCCACGAACTGAATCTGTTACAGCAGCAGACGGTACTGCTTTAGGTTTGCTGTTTAAATAATCAATTACAGATAACTGAGTAGGTGTGCCATCAATCTCAAAATCAACACGTGTGCTAGGATTAACTTCTACACTAGCCTCTGGTGATTTTCTAGCTTGCTGATAAGCCACTCTAGTTTTAGCTTTAGCATTTGATAAGCCTTCAGAAAGTGCTTTAACAACTGAACTGCCGGTTGCAGACATATCCATAAGCTGCGCATCAGTCATCTCGGCTATTGCATCAAAGTTCTGTAATGCTTGTAGATTGTTTTCCTCGGCACGTGATCGTAATGGCTCACCTAGTGGGCCTTTCATTTGCTCTTTTTCAAAAGCTAATTGACCAGCCTCTCTCGTTGCTGCACCTCTAGTTAATGTTACCGGTACAGGTAATGCCTCTGCCGTAGCAACACGCCTTTGCGCCTCTGGTGTGGCTGCAGCACCTACTGATACTCTTGGTGCAGTAGGTGTTGTTGGTTCAATGCCAAGTGTTTCACGCACTGCCGTAGCTGCTGTTTTAATAGGTTGAGCCATAGCTTGCACTGGTTTAGCAATAGCTTGACCAGTTGCCCTACCTGCTTGCTGTACTGCGGCTGCACCACGTTGCGCTGTGGCTTGTGTAATAGGTGCTGCTGACCTTAATGCTTGTGTTACTGCTCTAGGTGCTGCAATCATTGGTAAAACTGGTGGCAATGTTTCAGCTAAGAACTCCCCAGTTTCCTGCACCATCTCTTGTCCAGCTTGGGTGCGAGGTGCGTATGTTAATGATCGACCACCTGCTGCGGCAGCTTCCTCTATAGCTCTAACTGCTTGTGGTGTGCCATATTCACCAGATAGGATTTGTTTAGTTAATTCATTACCAGTGCCAACAATAGTGCCAAACGTGCCACCAGTTGCTCCTGTAAGCAACGTAAGCGCAGTTTCACCAGCACCAACAAGTTGTTCACCAAGTGTTGGCTCTTGTGGCAATGGTGCAGCCTGTTGTTGAAATGTGGCGGTTGATTCCTCTTGCTTTGCAAGCTGATAAGCCTGTGCCACCGTATCAAATTCAGGCGTTCCACGTTTAGCAGAATTTTTTACAATCCATGCTGCGTAATCATCAGCCGTTGCCATTATCTGCCCTCTAAGATTCTATCTGCTGCTGATCTAACATCATTAACAGCACGACCAATAGTATTTACTGGTGGAGTTGGTGCAAACTCATTAGGAATTTGTTGCCCTGCTGGTGTAGCCCTTTGTGCAGGGGCTTTATAGCGTTCATTAACATCAGTAACTATTCTTTGAGTAAAGTCATTAAATGATTCATTAGGTTTTGTTGCATAATCACCAGCAATAAATGTATCTCTTGCACGTGTTAAAACACCATTATTGTTTGCAAGCCAGTCTGTTTTAGCATTAGCTACAGATGCGTCAATGTCTTGTAATTTAGCCATACCACGTAGGAAATTAGCTAAGTCAGTAGCAGATGCAGTTTCACTTGGAAAGCCTTTTAAAGCTAATTGAATATCACGATCAGTCGCTGGTCCTGGTGGTAGAGATTTAATTGCTGCTGAATTTCGCAACCGAGTGTACTCTTGTTTAAGTTGCGTCATGCCACCTTGGAAACCACCAAGTTTTTTCAAGTAATCAGATGCGCTTGATGCCACACCATAGTTACCACCTTGGGCTGTTATGCGTTGAGCTAAATCATTAAATTGATTTGCTGATTGTTTAGATGCTGCTGCATTAACGGCAGATGTATTAATTGCTGTGCGTACATCAGGAGGTAGGTTTCTCTCTGCAGCTTTTATTTGTGCAAGTTTTTCATTAACCGTTGCGGCAGTAGTTTGTTTATCTAAAGCAAGTTTGGCAGCTCTATCATTAATCTGACTTTTAAGATTATTTACATTCCATTTTTTTGCATCAAGATCAGCAAATTCTTGTTGTAGTGCAAATTGCGCCTTGACATCTGCTGCCTTAGCATCAGCCTGTGCTTTCAGTAAATCAGCAGCCGCTTTATCTTTCGCTGTGACAGCAGTTGCTTGAGCTGAAGTTGCTTTTGCTACAGCCTCATCTGCATCAGCTATTGCTTTAGTTAAAACACTAGGTGCTTGTTTGCTTGCTGATAGTGCATCAACTGTTTTCTTAAAGCGGTCTGGGTCAATCATTGTCAATGCAGCATTAACCCCAGCTTGTGCAGCAGTTTTATCACCACGATCTACCGCATCAAAAATCTGCTGATAAACAAGTGGCGATTCACCAGAGTTTGTTTTTGCTGTTACAAGTGTTTGTAGTAAATTCTTAGCTACATCTATATTGTTATTTTCAAGTGCGGTTGATATCTCAAAGCCTTGGTTAAAGTCATTCTTTAACTTTTCCTCACCATAACTTTTACGAGCAGTATCAAATGCCTGATATTGTTTTGGATACTTAGCAATCATCTGATTCCATTTGGTTTGAGATGGGTCTGCTAATGTAGCTTCTAAGTCAGTTCTATATGCTGCAGCCTGTTCCTCTAAAGCAACACGTTCTTGGCGTTTAGCAAATGCAGCACCTAAGTCCTCGATGCCTTGACTAATGTTTACCTGCGGCACCATGCCAGCATAATCAATCGGTTTTTGTAGTGGATTAATGGCCATATCGTTACCTTAAAAGAATCCTGCTGATGCTTTACCAATACTTAATAAATCACCAAATGCTTGACGATTTACATTGCCTCTAGCTATTTGACCACCTGCTGTGGCTGCGCCTTGGTTTGCAAGTAAGTTAGCTATTGAATCTGCTGAAGCCATGCCTTGTTCAGCTTGACCTGCTGCCGATGCTTGACCTAGTTTAGTAAAGCCACCAAGCCTACCGTATTGCTGCTCAATTAGTGAGTTAAGTATTTGCGGTCTGAATTGACTTAATGCTGCCTGAACATTACCACCACGCAAGCCACCAGTAGCAGCAGCGTTTTGCAATATGGCACTCTCGCCTTGTTGGATTAATGATTGAAAGATAGGGGATTGCTCTTGTTTTGCTATTGCAGCACGTTCAGCCTCTGGGCCAGCTAACCCAATCAATGCTTTTTGAGCAGCCATTGATTCAGTACCAGCAGTCACATACGGTGACATCAGCTCGACTAGCTTGTCAAACTGCCTACGTTGCTCATCAATGCCAGCCTGTGCAGCAGCAGCTTGCGTAGCAGCCCCAGCTTGTGCAGCCTTACCAGCCGCCTTAGCACCAGTAATACCGCCAACTACATCACCAATTAAATCGCCAACAAAACTCATGCTGTTCTCCATTCCTGCCGAGTCATACCCAGCATATAAACGTCTTTAACTATGCCACCTTGTACACACGCACAACGTCTGCAACCTTCTTGTTTAAAGCCTAGCTTCAAGCAATAATTCTTTGCTTCCTCTAAGCCTTCAATAATATAAGCAGTAACACGCAATACAACTGGATGTGAAAAAGCCCACTCTATGCAAGCTAATCCAAGTTCACGTGATTCTTTAAGTGATGATTTTTTAAGCAATGCGTGAAGCTCTAATTCAACTGCACTTTGTTTAATAACCATAAATGCGCCAGCAAAGGTTTTACCTATCCATGCAGACAAGTAAGTAACATTAGGGTGGGTGATGGGTGCAGCAGGGCGATGATCGTGACCAATCTTATTGATATAAGGGTCAGCGTACACTTCCAGCAAATGCTCGTCTGTAATGGATTCTGTAACAGATACTAGCATTATGTCTCCTAATAGGGCATTGGGAGCTGCTGGTTGCTCAATAAACTCAGCGCACTTATTTTCTCACACTGACGCATTTTGTCAATCATCCTCTTTTTCTTCCCATGCCTGGCATACTCGCATATCATTACAAATGAAGTTTAGCTTTTCACAATGACCTCTAAAGCCATAACCCTCATCATATGCAGCCATTGGTATGCGTTCAATCTTAATCTGTGTCATTACGCTATTGTCATAATACTCACAGTTAGAACAGTGCTTACGTCTAGCGTCTTTTTCATCGCATTGCATAGCTTCAGCTAAAGCAGCATAAAACTCTTTATTTTCTTTTGGGTCGTTGCTTGGCATTTCAGGGCCATAGTTCCAATCCTGTACTGCAATAGCAAAGTTCTTTTTATTCTCTGCGGTGGTTACAAACTCCTCCTCAGATGGCAAACCCATAAAGCCTTTAGGCATCATTAGAAAATCTTTCATACTAACTCCTTAAGTAATTTCACGGCCTGTGGCACGAATAGTCAAAGATGTGGCTGCACTTGCTATGGTTGATATAAACCCATTTGCCTCAAGACCCTGTCCTACCAATTCAGGGAATGTGTAAGTTTCATCTGGCACAAGACTTCTAGCATCAACAATTAAATTTGATACGCCAGCAGCACCCCCAGAAGTTACTAGATTGACGCTGATAGTAATGTTATTTGCAGATGTATTAGTAGCAGTAAATTTATCTATAATAGTTCTGCAATTAGTAGCTGTATATTGTGTTGTCTGGGCGTTTTCTGCTTGTTTTGATGGTATTAATACTTTTACGGTAACGGTCATTGGATGCCTCCTATATTATTTGAAACAGTTAGAATTATAGATGGTATTGAAGGAACTGGAGCAGCAGCTGCAAAAGCCTTTAGTTCCACACTAAGATCACTAACAGAAAAAATTAACTCTACATAATCGCCAGATTTTAAATCAAAAAAATAGTTTAATGAACTAAATATCTCAGCATTGTTACCTTGTATTCTAATTTGACTTGCACTGTCTGGAACATCAACACCATTTAATCTAAACCAAAAGTAAAATTCTGCAGTACCACCACTTGTTTTATCAAGCTGAAATGAAGTGTCAAAGTTATAAACCCCTTCAGTATCAACATAAATGCGTGATGTTGGTGTTCCTAAATAAACCCCACTACTTAAATCTGTATTATTAAATGTAATAGAAGTTGCTGTATTAATTACAGTTGCAAGTTGCGTTGTTGTATCATAAAACGATCCATAACGTGACCGCTTAAATTCTCTTGGAGGCGGTTGTACTTGTAATCCTTGAATCGCTTTGCTTAAATTATCAATTAATTCCAATGCCTGATTAGCTCTGTTTTCAGCAAGCGCACAAGTAATTGCTGTCTCTTGTGAAAGTGAAGCTAATTGACTTAATGCTTGATGCACTTTTGCATTAAGTACAGCATCATTAACTGAAGTGCTTTGCAATAATGCTACTATTTGAGCCAATGCGTCATTAGCAGTTGCGCTGGCAATACCAGCCTCAATGCTGATACCGTTGGTGTCACTAGCATCTTGAACTTGGTCAACTGCTGCAAACAATCTTTCAAATTGTTTTATCTGCTCAAAGTCTTGTAAAAAACTAGCAAGTTGGTCACGTGTAAGATTTAATTTTTGTGCGGCCATATCAATACGCTAACGGCTCTAGCTGCGCCTCTAATCTTACATAGGACACATGGGCATCACTGTCACCATTAAATCGTTGTATGCGCCAGTTTCTCATGTGTCCTTGCTGAAACCATGCAATGCGCTTTGTGGTGTTGCCTATCATGCCTACTGATATAAACTTCTCTTGGCTGTATGATTTTCCATCTACTGTGTAGCTGGTGCTTATCTTAGGGCTTTTACCTAATGCAATGTTGCCTGTTAAGCTAACAAGCTCAAGCTGCTGCATCAATGCGCCTTTGCCTTCATTATAGACAATCAATGTGCCAAACTCCCACCGCACTTGCTGTCCCCAGTGACTGCCAATGTCCTGAACAAAATAACCAATGTTATTTGTTTGCGGATCACCAATGTTCCACTTGTCATAAGCCCAGACTATATTCCTAGCACGATACTGCTCAAAGCCTACAATGGTGCTTGTTAGCGTAAACCACACAGGCGTTCCTAATACTGCTGTGGCACTGGCATCAAAGACAATCGTTTTGTTTGGCAAATGAACATACAGGTGCTGGTGATTCTTATCGTTCCTAGCCTCTAACTTAACAGTAGCTAGTTCAAGTTCGGTATATTCAAGCAATAAATTATCAATCTCTTGTGTGCTTATTTTATTAGCAGTTGCATTTGCTCCAAGGTATATGCCTGGTGCTTCATTACGCCCACTGCCTAAGTAAGCTATGTTCTCTACAAACACACAGCAACCAAACGTGCCAATCACGCCCTTTTGTATTTGTGCGCCCTCAATACGCTGAAATGGAAAGAACTCACCGCCTACGTTATCAAACACCTCGATAGTGTTACGGTTTAACGCATACACTTCATTACGCAGTTTAAGCAAAGCAACTACAGGGTCTGGGTCAACTTCAGATGAGCCATACTTCAATGGATTAACTTGTGTAGGGTTGTTAAGTTCAGTAACAATTAAAAACTCGCCATCGGTGGTCATGAAATAGCCATCAACCCAAACCACATCTAGCACCAACCCTAAGTCAGGGTCGGTTACTTGGACAAGGGTTGTGCCATTCCAATAATACAAATGACCACCAGATGCAATGGCTAGTAAGTCAAAGCTATAATCAAATGTTACATATTCTGATATAGGGCCACCAACATCACCTAATATGGTAACTGTCCCTGCGCTGTCAATCTCTACCAGCTTAGTTCCCATAACACGATACAAACTACCCTGCCAGTTTACGCCACCACGATCAATGCCTGGGCCAGTTCCATTTGCTACCAAGCCATCGCCTGGGCGTAAGAATCCACCACTAATGCCAGAGTCTTTAGGAACTGGTACTAGATTGACTGGATAACTGGTGCGTAACTCTGGTGTGTTATCAACAAAGATGCCATTTAGGATAGGGATTTGCATTATTCATTTCCTGCTGCTGGCAAAACCTTTTTCTCTCTATCCCAATACTCTTTGTAGTTCTTTGAAAAGTCTGCTGCGTCTTTTTCATTATCAAATGTAATGTAGTCTTTGCTTTTCAATGCTCTATCAAATGCACCATCACCATAGTTTTTAAGCTCTTTATTCTCATAAGCAATTCTAGGGTAAACAATAAACTTGCTTGGGCCAGCTTCAGAGTATTCCATCTGATGCGTAGCAACCACGCCTTTACCCAAATTCATCACAGGATAAGCCTCTGGGTTAAGAATTCTGCGGACAAAGTTCTTACCTTGATTTTCGTTTAAAACACTTTTAAGTTTTTCGTAGTCCATCACAACCTCATTTTTTAGCTTTATTACGTGTGGTTATTGCTTTGGCTTTAGCTTTAGCATCGGCTTTAGATGACGCACCCCAAGCTTTTAAAGATAGCAGCAATCGAGTAGGCTCACCATCTTTATACTCAGGGCCAGCATTGCCAGCCATACGTGCTAGAAAAGATGCTCTGCGAGGATTGTCACCAGACTTAACAGGTGGCTTTAGATTGCCACCAGTCTCTTTGTTATACGATGCTCTGCCCTTAGCGTTCAATCCACCTTTAGGGTTTTGTCCAGCTTTAGTTTGCCATACAGGTGATTTCATCTGAACCTCGCTACTTTCTTAGCAACCTTCTTAGGCTGTGCTACCGTTTGCTTACCAGCCTTTGTGCCTTCACGCTTGGCTCTAGTTGTGGCTGCATACTCGGCAGCAGTCAATGCTTTGATGGCTTTCTCAGGCAAATACCGTTCACCAGTCTCAGACGATGGCTTGCCTGACTTAGTGCGCCAGTTTTGCTTGCCCCAATCTTTTAGACTTTGTTGTGATGGTTTCATTTTTTCCTAGCCTTGAGTGGAACTTTAGCTAACCTGCTTTTATTTGGTTGCTGTTTGACTGGGATGCTTGGCTTACCATTAGGTAAAAAACGCATGATGCACCTCAGCTATGATTTATAACCACCACCCTTAGCTTTATATTCCCTAGCTAAGAGTTGCGCTTTTCTAGCTGACCATTCGTTTGGCTCACCGCCAGAAGTGCCAGCCTTAATTTTCTCAAACAATGCTTTACGCATGGTTGGCTTAGTATAAACCCCAGCTTTATTAACTGTGGATTTTTTAGCTGGCATTATGATCTCCTAAGCTAACACTGCGCCTCTAAGTGATACAGCCCACCAATCAGTGCCAATGTATTGCAATTGACAGCTATCACCCACAGCATTGAATGTAATGGTCGTGCCAGCACCTAAGTTTGTTGGAGTTAAAACACCAGTATCACCACCAGCCGCTTCAGCAACATAAACTATGTTCTTAATTTGACCTTGTGCGCCATTAGCAAGCGTTAAAGCATTACCAGCAGCCGTTGATGTAAAAGCCGTTGTATATGTTGTCAAATTAACTGCACCTGGGCCACTTAATGCTTGAACAGAACCATTGATGTTATCAAATGTTGGGCCAGTAGCAAATACATTAGCACCAGTTCCAGTTTCATCTGTAAGAGCCGCAGCAAGGTTAGCAGATGATGGAGTAGCTAGGAAAGTTGCTACGTTAGCAGCTAGACCAGACACGCCAGTCGCAATAGGTAAGCCAGTACAACTTGTAAGCACACCTGATGCTGGTGTTCCTAATGCAGGTGTTACCAATACCGGTGATGTTATTGTCGGAGCTGTACCAAACACCAATGCGCCAGAACCTGTTTCACCAGTTACCGCAGATGCTAGATTTGCACTTGATGGCGTTGCTAGGAATGTTGCTACGTTAGCACCCAATCCACTAATACCAGTCGCTACTGGCAAACCAGTACAGTTAGTCAATGTACCTGACGTTGGTGTGCCTAATATAGGCGTTACAAGGGTCGGGCTAGTATTAAATACTAATAAGCCAGTGCCTGTTTCATCAGTCATTGCAGCACGTAAGTTTGCACTCGTTGGTGTTGATAAAAATACTTGCATATTTGCAGCGAATGTTGTTTCAGCATTGATTTGATACCATGAGTTTGTAGGCTGATAGAATCTAATGGCTGTTGCCGTACCTGCTGCTAAGAATGTTGCGCCACCATAAAGAGCAGATGCACCATTTAATGCAATGGTTAGTGATGTGATCTCTTGTGTGGTTGTTATAAGCACCGTAGTACCATCAGGCACTCCAGTGTTAAGCGGTAAGGTAATAGTGCCAGCAGCAAGCGTTCCAGCAGGTTGCAGAAGCATCCATTGGTCATTGCTTACTGGTGTAGGTACTGTGATATTAAAACCAGTGCCAGGCACATATAAATTAGTTGATAGCGTAGGCGATGCAAAGGTCTGCTGAAAGAATGTCAGCAAGCTACCGATGGAAGTTCTACGTGCATCGCCATTGTTTGGTGAGTAAACAGGTAACTGGTCACCACTTGAGATTGTGTTAAGAACTGGTAATTGATTAATGGTTGGCATGATAATCCTTAATTATATTCAAGTGGGCCGTCTGGGCCAGCATCAACTGGATTGTATGGCGGTCTGATAAACGGATCGTCATATACTCTCCAAGGTTTATTACCTGAACCTGCTGGCATGGTTGCTGGTAGTTGTTGTTCAAGTGGGAATGTTGCACGTTGTAGCAAGATGTCATAACCTTGTTTGGCAGTGGTCTTAGTTTCAATCATCACTGTTTTGCCATAACTTGGTGCTAGACGTATAGCTAGACTGCAAATAATAGCTTCATAAGCTGAATCAGGTACGTTAGTTTCCTCATCGAGGTCACTATCTTGTGGGCTGGATGGTATTGGGTAGGCAAGTCTTATCCCTTTAGCGTTCCAGTCAGCCATCATTGCATCAAGTCTGCGTAAGGCAGATTCAAGTTGCTCTGGCTGCATATCAAAGACATAAGATGCTAGACCAATTTCCTCTAGCGCAGCACTTATAAATTGTCTTTTCGTATATCCCATTATATCCCCATCGCTTCATTAATATGCTTTAGTAATGTGGCGTTTGACCAGTGCTTATTTACAGTTAAACCTATTTTATCAGATTGCTGTAACATTTCCTCACGGGTTAATTCATTTAATTCAATGTCCGGTACTTCATTTATAACTTCTTTGACGTAACCAATAGGCGATGGGCGATGCACTTTAGTTGCCTTACGTTCTATGGCTTCCTGCTTTTTCAAGCGTCTCTTTTGTTGACGCAGCTCCTTCATCGGTGAAAGAGCCTTGTCTTTAATTATTGCGGCTGATCTAATCATTTCTTTTTCATTGGTGCTTTGTTAGGTTTACCTGCAGCTTTGGCTGCTTTGCTTGCTACGCTTAATGAAATAGCGACAGCTTGCTTTTGTGGCTTACCTGATTTCATTTCCATCGCTATGTTCTTACCGATGGTTTTCTTAGAATAACCTTTTGACATTGGCATAATATACTCCAAAAAGAACAGGCCAGTATCTCTACTGACCTGTTTATTACATTAAGACAAACGGTAAGACACAAATGTGTCCGCAGCAGTCTTACGAGTGCGCCAAGCGGCAGATGTTACAGTTGCCACAGCACCAACACCAACAATTGTATGGCCAGATGCAGCAGCCGTTACAGTGAATGTGTTAGGGCCAGTGTTAATAACAGACCAGTCAAATGAATCGCCAATGGCAAACTCACTTGCTGCTTCTACTATTGCACCAGTATCAAGCGTAGCCACTACACCAGCAGCAGAGGTTGATGTCACGATACCTGAAAGGATCGCAGCAGCAGTCAATGTGCCTGTAGCGTTTAATGCTGTAGGTGCGTCTTGCACTTGATACTTACCACTGTCAGATACGACAGGGCTTGTGCCAACTGCATAAGCAGCACCAGATGCACCAGCTTGGATAACGATGGTAGCACCAGCAGCAAATGGGCCAAAGACTGTGGTTTCGCTATCAACTACACCCAACAAGTCTTGTGATTCTACGAAGTTAGGAAAACCAACTTCTTGAAACACGCTAGTTGCTGAGTAAGATTGAACAGCGATTGATTCGGCTGCAGGAACTGTTACGGTTGCTGTGCCTTGGGTAAAAACAATGTTATAGCTCATGGTATTGCTCCTAATTAGGCTTGGTTAAATAACAAGATGCCAGACATTTCAGGCTGTTTGTTTACTACACCAAACAATGTATCTAAACGATACTTAGTTTTCATAGTATTCACATCGTATTGTTTTTGCATAACCAATTCGATACCTTGGTCAGTTGATGCACGCATTACTGCAACACCAGCGTCTGAAGGAACTGAATAACGACCAGGCAGAATTTCTAAAGCATCTTTTTGCCAGAAGCAGTTTACAGGTGCAGTAGTAGTATTCAAACGGTTGATTGTGCGACCAGCAGCAGCAGTTACGATACAATTTTGGTATTGCAACTCAGCATCAGTACCGCCTTGGGCAGAGATGATTGGAGGTGTAATAACGCAAGTAGTAGCGTTGGTTACTGAAACAACACGGAAGGTTTTAGAAAAACCAGTACCTTGTTTAGTGATGTGATGCACAGCTTCCACACCTTGAATTTCAATAGCAGTGCCAACTGGTAAGTCAGTAGTGCTTGAAACAGTGATGGTTTGGAAACGGTTGTCCACGTTTTGTGTTTCGCCAGTTACAGCAGTTTGAGTTGCTTGTGGCACGTAGAAGTTATTAGCAGCAGCCAATGTACTCATTGTAGGATCAGCACCAGTAGCACCAGCCAAGCGGTTAGCATAGTCTAGTTTGTATGTTTCAAAACCTGCAACCATACCTACAAAGCTACGTTCAAACGCATTGTTTGATTTGTTGCCAGCGAAACTACGGCTAACAGAAGCACCACCTGCACCACCAGCGATGTTACCAGCAAGACCATTATAGTCACGGCTAGACAAAGCTAAGTAGCGGTCAAATGATTGAACACCTTGCTCGTTCATAACTGAATCACATAATGCGATGTCATCGTAGTCACCAGCAGCCGTGCTTGTAGTAACAACTAAAGAGCCTTGTGTTGCAGCCACGTTCATAATAGCAAGGTTGATGTCAGATGCTAATTTTTGTTTAGCAGCATCACCTAAACGGCCTTCTTGTAATGCGTCACGTAACTCTAAAGCATCCAAGATGAATGGCACTGACTTTTGAAAGCCAAGTGTCGCTGGAACTGAAAGTTGTGTGTAAGCAGTGAAGTTACCTGTTTGATCCATACCATCATAAGATTGTGAAATATATGGTTGTGGGCGATAGATTACGTTGTTAGTACGTTCCATCATTGAACTATCTGTATTATAGATAGATACGTTACGTGATAAAACTAGGGCATCGTTAAAGCCTTCGAGGATGTCCTCAAATGCTACCCGTTCCTCTTTACTGAATGAATTGCTCATAATAAGCTCCTAAAAATTATTTGTTTGCTGATCGTTTCTGCGCTTTATAAGCAATGATTTTAGTCATATTGCCTGTTCTTGACGCTTCCTCTCTCAGCCGTTCAAGGGTTGAGTCCACTGCACCAGATGATCGTCCTGTACCTGACACGATACGTTCTGGTGAAGGTGCTGCTGTGCGATTGGTAACTCTCAATTCTTTCTCCAGTTTTGCAACCGCAAAAGCAAACTTTACGGGGTCTTTGATTTCAGCTAACTCTTTAGCCTTGGATGGGTTCTTACCGAGTGCGTAAACAACCAGCGCAGGATTATCCGCACCTTGAAGCATTACGCCTTGTTGGGTGGTCGAAAAGAGTTCTTGGACTGCTGATTCAGCATCCTCATAATCTCTTACTCGTAGTTCAGCTTTCGCTTTACCATAACCATCTAACTTAGCTTGCCAGGCTTGTTGCTGAGTCATAATCTCGGCCTCTTGCTTGGCAGCGATTTCATCGGCTTGACGTTTACGTTCAAACCAATTAGTCAGAGCTTCCTCGTACTTATCAGCGTCATAGTCGTGATCCTCTAGCTTTGGCTTTGTACCAACAACAACTGGATTGGGCTCAGTCGGTGCAGTTTGTAGCTTGCTTTGCAGTTCACGGTTCTGTCGTTGCAGTTCCCGATTTGTTTTACGCAACTCTCGTACCCATTCAGGTGCTTGAGTATGTTCTTCTGGAGGTGGCGCATCCTCACCTATGCTGACAATTACATCATCATCCTCTGGCGGTTCATCGTTGATAACTTCCTCTACGATTTCCTCATCAATAACAATATCCTCGTCCTCAAATTCAGCCATTTCACTCATCATAGTACCCCACTAAACTCACCCAAAATTCGGCTGGGTGGCTGCCGTTAAATATATCTTAGTCTTTTTTCTATTCGTTTACAACAGGTTGCACTATCTGACTCTGTAGGATTTCCTGCACAGCCTTAGCGTTTGTCATAGCCATTTCCTGCGATGTCTGGTCAACCTTGCCTAATGTCTCTAAAGTCTGCGCACGTTTAAGTTCAGCACTCGCTACCGTTTCAACAGTATCAGCCCTAGCTTTAGCTGCTTTAGCTGTAGCTTCCTCGGCTGCAGCTTGTAGGTAGATAGAGTTAGGGTCTTGTGGTGCGCCTTGTAATTCAGCCATCAACTCTTGCATCTCATCATCGGTAGGTTTCATCACACCCATGCGTAATAGTTTCTTACGGAAGTAAGCATTAGCATCACCAATACCCTCGCCTTCCATGTTCATCATTGCCATAGCTGTTAATACTTGCGATGTTTCTGGATCGGTAGTGATTTGTAGCATACCGGTCAAAGCCCTTACAGTCGCAGCACGTTTGCTTGATGATGATGGGCCAACATCAGCAACCACATCAAATGATGCGCTAGACAAGTCATTAGACATTTTGATAGCACCAGTCTCTTGATCAATCACAGGCTGCATCAACTCAATCACACCAGCATCGCCAGTGGGTGAGATTGTTTTCATCTTACGGTTGTCTTCGGTATAAATCTCTTTAGCCATTGATAACCATATCTCGCCACAGCGTTTCATGCCTTTAGCAAAGTTACTCATGTAAATGAATGTCTGCATATCAATGCGAGTTTGAATCATCTCTACGGCTTTGCCAGATATATTGGACACCATTTTGTCAGCACCAGCTTGGTTGCCGAGAATGTCTTGCATATCAGATTCAGTAATTTGCAGTAACGCTGCCATCGCTGGTGGAATGGATGGGCTTTTAGTATAAGCAACTGGGCCACTGATTGTAGTGCCACCATCTGCACTTGTAATAGGATTAACAAGTAGGTATGGATAATCACGTAGATTGTCCTCTGCCCACATAACTTGATGACCTGCTACTTGCTCTGGAACTAGAATAGGCTTCTCAACACTTGATAATGCGCTTATCTCACCGAGCTTAGATAGCTGCATATTTTTTAAGCGTTGTGCATCTTTAGCTAAACGCACCGCACCCATACAGCGTTCAATGTTATCAACGAACCAGCGTTTGCCATAAACAACCACGATTGGTATGCACTTGCCAGCAATGTAGCCAGCATCCTCTAAGACCTTACCACCAGACATGATGTACTTACGCACACGCATACGCTTAACACGTTTCTGTCTTATCTCGGTATGACCAATGGCTAGTAATGTTTCCTCTAGCGTTTCATCGTTCTTAAAGTCGCTAGTTGTGTAGCGTTCCTCAGTACCATCGATTGCTTTAAAGATACGGATAGTTTCGGTCTTTTCCTCAATCTTGTAATACTCAGCAACAAAGACTACATCAGGCGTTGACCAGTCAAACTCATATTGGTGAATGACCTTAGGCCAGTCGGTTGGGTCATCGTTGTAGGTTTCTTTATAGCTTTCACGTGTCATCGATGTGACAACAAAGCAATACTTAGCGTCTGACTTGTCCTGGCGTTTAGCGTTTAGGTCAAAGAATACAGAGCTGTCAGCATCAAAGATTGGCTCAAAGCGGATGCGTTGGCGATCATCCTCATCATTTTCCTCATCCTCGTACACCGTTCTTAATCGCCATGCACCAATGCCACCGCCTACAGCTTCCTCAAATGCGTTGTCATAAGCCTCATCAGCTACCGACGCTTGCTCATCTGCACGATAAAGACCATCGCAGACCTCTGCCATCTTTTCGTTTTGAGTGCCATCTTTGCTTACATAATCTACAGTAATGCGGTTGTTTCGGTATTCATTGACAATGCGAATGACTGCCAGCATGATTTTATTGACTTCAAACTTGGGCTTGTTTTCGTACTGATCCCACAGTGGGCCTTCCCATTGTGCGCCACAAATTGAGTAGAAACGTCTGTCTTGTAAGCATTGTAAGCGTTCATCACGCAGCGCAGTCTGTATATCGTTGAACTGACGCAACGCTTCAGAATGTAGGTTTGAAAGTCTTTGGTCGTTAGTGATAGCCATAATTGTCCTTATTATCTACCAGTGTTTTACGTTTGGCAATGGTGTAAAAGATACAGGTTTAGTGACCGCAGCACGCCTCACTCCTTCACACGCATACCTCAAAGCATCAATGACATGGTTCTTTTTGTCCTCAAGCAACGGCAGTATTCTACCAGTCAAAGGGTCTGATTTGTAAGAGTATAAACTTAATTCATCAATCGTGTGCTTACATCTAGGATGCACAACAATATCGTAGTTCTTTAAAAACTCGATGCCTTCCTCTACAGACTTAGGGCCTTTGACCGCAGTCATCACTTTAGGAAAGCCATTCTTTCTCATGTGGCTGATTGTTTCAGGTCTTGCAGAGTCAGCAACGATAGGCCACTTCTCTGCGTCTGGCACTTGCATAAACAGTTCAGGCGTGTTGACAATCTCGCAACCAACCATGTAAGCCTCGTAATCAATGTATAAAGTTCTGCCAATAATGTGGCAGCGCACTAGCACAGTCGGGTCAATAGCAAATCCCCAGTCAGCACCAAGCCTATGAATTGCCTCTGCTGGTGCTTCAAAGTCATCAACAATCCAGTTCCTAAATACCCTAGCATTGCTGTTACGCAGATACTCGCCTTGCCATACGTGCTGATACTTGTCAGGGTCACGCTTTAGATCGTAATACATTTCCTCTTTTAAGACATCAGGAAACCAAGGGTTGTCGCTGTAGTTTACTTTGATAACGGTTGCATCACCAGGCGGCTCTGGGCCACGCAGTAAAAAATCCACAGGATCAGATTGTTGCCGAGGATTCCAAGTAAACCAGAGTTCAGAGTTTGGCTTACGGATTGTTGGTCTAAGCAAGTCTAAGCTGGATTGACTAAGGCTCTGCGCTTCCTCTACCCATGCACAGTCATAGCCCTCTAGCGATTTAATACTGTCGGCTGTATGGTTCTGCATACCTTGAAAGATAATTGCGCCATCGCCCTTACGTGATTTGATGACAGAGTCCTGCACCTCAAAGTAAGCACCAGCGTTCATAGCTTCAATCTTAGTTTCTAGCAGCCGCTTTACCGATTGGTTGAGTGACTTCTGAATCTCACGCACACAAACGCTGCGCCTCTTTTGGTCTAGGATGTGGGCTTCAATCATCAGCTCGGCAAACATATGCGACTTGCCAGAGCCTCGACCACCCCATGCGCCTTTGTATCGTGATGGTTGCAGTAATGGCAAAGCCCACTCTGGTGTGGACAGTTGCAGGGTTTTACTCATTCTTGATAATAACTCGTTCTATCTTGGTAAACTCTAGCGCAGCACCATCAGCACCAGTAAGCTCATGCTTTTGGGTTTCTGCCCAGCGCATCTGCGTCTTACTCCACCAAATAGCAGCAGTAGTATCGCCAGCCATTACCTTGCTGAATAAAGTCTTACCCACTTGAGCATTGGCTTTAGCTTTGCCTGACTGTAACTCTGAGCTGAAGTGCGCCCTTAGTGTGTCAATGTGAATACCATCTCTTACTAGTGATCCAATTTGGTCAATTGGTAATCCGTAACCTGACAAGGCTTCTACCTGTTTACGTTCTGCATCTGTTGGCTCAAATGCTGGTCTGCCAGCACCTTCTCTAGCTCCACCGTTCTGCTTTTTCTTTTCTAGCACCGATTTTTCAGTTGTTTTCTTTTTTGTTTCCATGTGTAACCTCCGCGAAAGGTTTATTAGTGTCTGCGTGAACTGCTATCTTACCTGTAAATTCCTGCCAGCGTTTAATTATTACATCGCAATATTTAGGTGACATCTCCATCCCGAAACAGTTGCGCCTTGTCTTTTCTGAGGCAATGAGGGTAGTTCCTGACCCACAAAAGGGTTCAAAAATATTTTTTGATGATAGTTTGAACCGTTTAATAATCCATTCCATTAGCGAAACTGGCTTTTGTGTTGGATGAACACGATTAGTTTTTTCAGATGCTTGTGTAAATTGTCTAACAACACTTCTAAAATTTGCCCACGCTAACTCACAATCTGTTTGGTCTGATTGTCCATTATTTTTATCCCACACCAACCAACACTCACTGTCAGGCAATACTGAACAATAATAATTAGCACCCCACCATATCTGCTTTGCGTTTGGATATAATCCAATAATTAACTGAAAAGCATCTTTAGCAATATTAGGGTTGTCATCACCCATAATATCTGTCTTATAATTCTTAGATAAAACTCCGCTTTTTGTAACTGCGTTCATTCCATAAGGTGGATCTGTATGAATTAAATCAGGATAAACTCCATCCATCAGTTTCTCTACTGCATCAATACTTGTACTATCCCCGCACATCAACCGATGGTTGCCTAACAACCATACATCACCCAATACGGTAACTGGATTGATTGGCACTTCTGGAACATCATCCTCATCGGTTAAGCCTGGATCAATCTGCTCAGGCATCAAGGCTGCAATCTCGTCAGCAGTAAAGCCTGTGAGGTCTAGGTCAAAGTCCAAGTCTTTCAGTTCACCTAACTCTAGTGCCAGCATCTCGTTATCCCACCCAGCATTAAGCGCAAGTTTATTGTCGGCAATAATATAAGCACGTTTCTTTGCATCACTCCATCCAGCAGCCACCATCACAGGTACTTCAGTCATCTTTAACCTTTGCGCTGCGAGTGTTCTGCCATGACCTGCAATAATACCGCCTTGCTCATCAACCAATACTGCGGTAGTAAATCCCCACTCTTTGATGCTTGCAGCTATCTGGGCTACTTGTTCATCGCTATGCGTTCTTGAGTTACGTGCATACGGCACTAGCCTGTTAATATCCCACTGCTCTACTTTGTCTGCTGGATTTTTCATAATAGATTTAAACTTCCCCCACTTACATAAGTTTTAGATGTCTTAGCAGATAACCTGTCTGCTATGCGTTGTTGCGTATATTTTTCCCTTAGCACTCCACTGTCAAAGCAAATCACCTTTGCGCCTGGTATCTTTTCTTTTTCAGGTTCAACTTCAGCTTTAACCTTAACTTGATAGCTACGATCAAGGGGCTTTAAATCAGCTTTGGTAAAGTTTTTAATGGTCTGATAATGATATTTGTCCTTTGCATTGGTTTTACTGTCCCTAATTGTTTTGCTAACAAAGCCATTATTGCTTAGGTATTCAGCCAGTGATCTAATTGAACTAGTGTTAGCTTTGTAAAAGTAAGCAAACAATTCAGAGATTGTTCTAGGTATATGGCAATAAGCACAAAACTCTTTGTAGCGTTCTAAGCGTTTTAAATCGCTGGGTGATGGCTCACTCTGCTGTTTCAATTTAAACTCGCTATAGCCCTTCACAGCATCCTCTGGTGTGTCGTATGCACCAATCTGAACCATCCTGCCATGCACTCTTGTTTGCGCTGCCCACTTTCCCTTAGCTTTAGAGAAGTAAATCCCACTCATAATAACCCTTTCAGTTTCTCCAGTAACTCCAGCTCTGTGCCAAAGTTTGTTTCAAATGCTATGCGCCCAGCATGGATAGCAACACCATGACCACCGTTGCGATGATGGTTTGGACAT